CTAATTGGAATAAACCCGTTGGTTCCTTCTTCTGCTTTAACCCACATTTTATGAAAAAAGTTACCTGTTCCATTTGGTGTAGAAAGTACAATTGCTTTACCCCCCGTTGACAGTGTTTGTTGTGATGAACCCCAAATTTCGTCTATTTTGTTTGTTTCAATAAAGGCAGCCTCATCAATAATTAACAAAGAAATTGCTTCTGATCTACCAGCATCACCTGCTGCTGATACTGCTTTAATTTGAGATCCATTTTTAAGCCGAAGGGCTAATTTATTATTTTCTGTAAATCCAATTTGTAACCAAGAAGGTAAACTATCATACATAAATTTAACCTTTGTAACTAAGTTTTTTGCTGTATCTTGTTTAGTTGCTACTACAAGTATTGATTTATCTTTTTGGAAAATCATCATCCATAAAGAAATACCTGCAGATAAAGTTGAAATACCTAACTGACGAGACTTAAGAATAATACTTCTATCGTGTTTTTGTAATAATTTTAATGTAGCTTCTTGAAAAGGATATAAGTTAAATTGACAACGACCTCTAGTAGGATGTTGAATCCAACAGTATTTTTTCATAAAATAGACAGGATCTTTAGCACATTTAATGTATTCCTGCTTTATTACTTGTTTTATATTTTGTTGAGACATATTATATGTTATACATATTGAGCTACTGCTTTTTTAACTTGCTTTATACGTTCTTCTACAGTACCTGTAATTGTAATAGCATTTGCTCTATACATTCCTACAATTGATTTTATTTTTTTATCAACTGCTTCTCTATATTCTGCATTTGTTTCTCTAACTCCATTATCTTCTATTTCTACTCCTTCAGGAGAAACATAAAATAAAATATCATATTCATCTACTAAATAATATAAAGTTGCATTTAAATAAAATTTTTCATGATCTTCCATTGATTCAGATAAATCACAAAACGCCATAACATCAATAACTGTTCTGTCAGTTATAATTTTTTCTTGCATAAGTTCAGCTGCTCTTTCAGAAGCAAAAACTAATTGTCCTTTTAATGTGCTGTCTGTGTTTAAAGGTATCCCTAAATTCATTAAATGTTTAGAACGTTCTGTTCTAAAATGATAATCTTTAAATTCAGGTAATTCTTTTAATGCATTTACTAGTGTAGTTTTTCCTACACTCATTGTTCCACAAAATCCTATTTTCATATATTAATTTCTATGAGTTACACCTTTAGCCGCTGCTTGTTTATACCAAGGTAAACCTTCTTTACCCTTCATTATTTCATTCCAATCATCATAAGTAAATTCAATACCATTTAAATAATATTCTTTTCTTCTTTGTTCTTTATTAATTAAAGCAGGACCTTTTTCACTATGAAATACTGTTCTATCCCCCATTTGTAAAGCATGAGCTTTAGTTTTAGAACCATCTTCTTCAATTTTATATACTCTTCTTACTTTTCCTTTAGGATTAATCCATTTTCTAATATTATGTAATTCTTCGTCTGTTGCTTTATTTGCCATATTTAATTTTTTAATAATTGTTCTGCTACTAATGTTCCTTGTGCACCTGATACTGTTATACCTCTTGCTGATAATGCATCACCTACAAAATGAACATCAGGAAACCTAGTAAGACTTAAATCTTCGTAATTTACTAAAGGTTCTGGTGCTAAATATTTTACTTCAGGCATATAAATCCCCCAATCATTATTTAATGTTGGAAATACTTTTTGCATATCTACAATAAAATCTTTAATATAAATAGCATAATCTCCTATAGCATCATATAAAATTAATAAATCATCTACTACTTGAGTTTCAACATAATCTCCTTCTGTTGTTTTTGATGGTACTCTATGGCTTGGAGAATAAAATATTCCTTTACCATCTATTTGCATTTTCTGTACTGCTTTTCTTGCCCAATCAAATGGTTTATCTATGTCTCTAATTTCCATTAAAATACCAAAATTAGTCATACCATTTTCGTATTTTTTGTCTTTTTTAGCGTGGCCATTATAACTTATATCTCCATATGTGTGTTCAGCTGCTACATAAGCTGCATTGTTGTTTGTACAAAATGATCTTAATGATACACCTTTATCATCAAATTTTCTATATAATTTAAAATCATAAGCAATGTCAATTAATTTTTGAAAGTGTTTTTGTGGTGCTTCAAAACGTACTCCAATTTGTACTGGTTTTGGTTCTGTTGGTAATTTGTATTCTTCAGATAATTCCTTTGCGAAATCAATCCCTGATTTACCTACACCAAATATAAGTTTATCATAATCTTCCCATCTATCATTACAAAATACTAATTGTTCATTAAAATTAATTTCTGTTACTTTAGTTTCCCAAAGAAATTCAACACCTTTTTCTACTAAATAATCGTACCAATTTTTACCTATTTCATGTAGATAATCTGTACCAACATGCCATACTGGGAATAATCTTAAACCAAAATAAGGTTTAATAAAATCAGGTTCTGCTTTTGGGTTTGAACATTGTACTTCTTCGGGTTTAGGATGAAATCGTTTAAAATTATTAATTACTTGATCAAATAATTCCATTGCTTTTTCATCACCTGTGTATTTAGACAATTGTCCTCCTATGGATGTGTGATAAGTTAATTTACCATCTGACCAACCACCAGCACCTAAAAAGCCTCTCATTACGTCTGCTGCTGGTCTTCTATATGGGTCTAATCCCATATCAATAATAGTAATTTTTCCTTTAAAATCGTTGTCTACTAATTTTGTTGCTGCATTTACACCGGCAACTCCGGCTCCTACGATTACTACATTATTCATATTTTATTGATTTTGTGGTAACGTACAAAAAAAAACTGTGGCTACCAAATTGGAGGCCACAGCTCTCTAAAAAAATTTATTTAAATCGTCCGGCTATGAATCGGACTATATGTTTAACAAGGAGTTAAAGAAGGATGATTAAGAGCCATATGACAGCGCATTACATAAAGTTCTTTATTCATTAATTTTGCTTGCCAATTAGGATTTTCTCCTTGGCAAAATCCTTGACCAGATATCTCTAATGATTCACGTTTTGATCTAAATGCTTGACGTCGATTAAGATAAAAGTTTGCTGATTTACCTACCATATTATTTACAAAGTTTTGATTTATACCTACATCACCTAATTGAGGGTGAGCTCCATTTACAAAGTAAACTACTGAGTCCTGTGCAGCTTGATTTACATCACAACTTCCCGTAGATGGGGGATTTCCTCCTCCACTTCCACATGAACCTGAACCTGCACTTGTTAGATTATTATTTAATGCAGCTAGATCAACATAATATCCTCCCCATTGTCCTGTACTACCTTGATTACTCCACCCACACATTGTTATACCTCCTCCTGTACTAGACATTTGTGATAATGGTAATATTTCTACTGTATCATTTATACATGCAAAACAATCTGGATCGTTTCCACTTGATGTTTGTTCAGTTATTAAGTTTAAATTTCCTACTTCATATAGAGGTTTAATACCTGCTAATTCTTGAAATCTTTCGTATAATTGTTTTTTCATTATTTTTTACTTTTTTCAAATGATCGACCACCAAAATAAGCACCTATCACTGTAATTAATACTAGTTGTAATAAATCTGTCCATTTCTGTTCTACTGTAAATGAAATAGTTCCTGCATCAATAAATATCATAAGAACTGTAGAGACAACTAAAAATGCTAATACTAATGGTCTTATATTTTTACTTAACCAAGAGTCAGAATTCATATCAGCTGACCAACGATCAGTTATATTTTGTTCCATTTTAGCTTCGTGTTCTGTTATTAAAGCTTTGATTTTTGCTTCTGCAGCTAGTTTTTCTTCTTTTGAGGTATGTAAATTATCTATTACACCACCTACACCTTTTACAAGCTCCGCTGCTCCGCCTGAAAATAAATTTGTTAATATACTCATAACTTTATGTTTTTGTTTATAATACTACAAATGATGCTGTAAATATAGTATCATTTGCTATTGTTGTTGTTTTATTATTATGGATGTAAAATTTAAATCCTGTAGTCATAGAAGCTGTTGTAAAACAATGAATTGAAGCACTTTGTGCTAAAATTGATGAACCTCCTCCTGCTCCCCCCATAAATGTTCCTATAATAACACTTCCATCACCTACACTATGGTTTTGTACTGTAAATATTCCTGAACTTTGAGATGCAGGAAGTGTTGCTTGTAATTGATTTGATATTGTAAATCTTCTACCATGTACTGTATAATCACTATCGTCAGCTGAAACTCCTGTTGTTGAATTTGTAAAATAAAGACCTCCTGAAACTAATTTAACAGATCCTGATGCATCTGAAGTAAAAATATGATCTGTAGAGGTTATTTTTCCATATGATTCTATTCTACCTGGTGTAATAAAAGCTGATGCTGATATTGTTCCACTTGAACTTATATTACCTGAAGCTGTTATGTGACCTTTAGATATTAATTCAGCTCCTAATATTGTTCCACTTGAACTTATAGTACTGCTTGCACTTATAGTTCCATCATTATTAAGATATACATTACCAGATCCACTTGATCTAATACTTGATGTAGATATTAATGCATTTGTTAATATAGTTGAATTACTAAAATCAAAAGTTGCTGCTGTTATTGTTCCACTTGCACTTATATTACCACTAGCTGTTATATCTGTAATTGCTGATATACTTCCTGAAAATGAATGTCTATTAGAAGATCCTGAACCAAATTGATTAGAACCAGTAATTGTATGAGTTGCAGTAAAAGTAGTAGTATTTGCTGTTATTTTATCTACTATTATAACAGAAGCTGTTATATGATCTATTGATGCTGATCTCCATTTTAATGTTGATGATCCTAAATCATATGTAGATGTTTTATGAGGATTTAAACTTGAACTTACAAAATCTATAGAAGATGAAATTACGTTTATGTGTTTAAATCTAAAACCAGGTTTTCCTAAGAAAGAAGCTCCATCTAATGTTGGAATTAAATTAGTTACTCTTCCTATAGAAGCTGTGTCTGCTGATAATGTATCAATGTTTGCAGTTCCATCAATATATAAATCTTTCCATTGTAATGAATTTGATCCTAAATCTCTAAGATCATCTTGATCTGGAATTAAACTTGAACTAACAGCACCTATATTAACTCCACTAACATGAAGCATTTTCCATTGTTTAGTTGTAGTACCTAAATCAAATGTACTTGTTGTACCTGGTACTAATCCCCCACTAATAATAATATTTCCATATCCTCCTACACCATCTATTCTACTCGAACTTATTACAGTTATAGAAGCTGTAGTTATTGTAACTGTTGGTATTGTGCTTATTGATAAAGTATCAATGTAAGCTGTTCCATCAACATATAAATCTTTCCATTCTCTACCTGAACTTCCTAGATCTCTAAGATTATCTTGGTCAGGAATTAAACTTGAACTTACAAAATCAATTGAAGCCCCACTAACATGTAATGTTTTCCATTTTTTTACTGTTGTACCTAAGTCAAATACATTCGTTGTACCTGGTACTAATCCTCCACTAATTATTATATTTCCATACCCACCTACACCATCTATTCTGCTTGAACTTACTACACCAATTGAACTTGTTCCCATTGTTGCTAATCCAACATGTAAATCTTTCCAAGATTTTGCTGCAGATCCTAAATCAAACACATTTGTTGTACCTGGTAATAAACCACCACTAATTATTATGTTTCCGTATCCTCCTACTCCATCAATTCTACTTGAACTTATTATAGTAAGAGAAGCTGTGGTTGCTGAAATTGTAGCAAAAGTTGTACTTGTAGATAAAGTATCTATATATGCTGTTCCATCTATATATAAATCTCTCCACTCTCTACCAGAACTTCCTAAGTCTCTAGTATCGTCTTGATCTGGTATTAAGCTTGAGCTAACATAATCAACATTAACTCCACTAACATGTAATGTCTTCCATTTTAATGTTGTAGTACCTAAATCAAATGCATTTGTTACTGAAGGTGCTAAACCACCTGAAACTGATATAGCTGCTGAACCTGTATGTTTAGTTAAATTATCAATGTTTGCAGAAATTGCAGATAATGCTTTCCATGGTTTAAATTGAGATCCTAAATTACTACCTGATCCTGCAGGTGTGTAAGGTGGTATTAAAGAAGCAGATACATTAATTGTACTTGATCCTGTATATGGGTTTATAGATTTAGCTGAAACATAAGGTATAGAACCTGTACCTGATCCACTAAGATTAAGTTTTTCTAAACTATGATCATAATAAGCAGTTGAATCAATAAGATCACCAAATTGTGCTGCTGTAGGTACGTCTCCTGTTTCAAAGTAGGATTTTAAGACTGCTGAACTAGTTTGTATTGCCATTTATTATTGGTTTTTTACTTTATCTTCCCAATCTCTAAATAAAAGATTGCCTTTTAAATATGCTTCCATTTCCATTTTTCTCATATGTTTATCATCTTGAGCGTATGTTGGGCTGGTTGCATCACCCAAATTTAAATCACCTCTTTCATTTTGGTGATGGTGTACTAATTCATGTGCAAAAGATCTACAAATATCTTTTGGATGTCTATTTGTTATATATAATACAACAGATTGTTCATCAGGATCATAATATGCTGTTTTACCAAAAATACCTTTAGCATTTTCTTCATCTTGTTTTAAATGAAGTTGAGGGGTATTTTGTATTCCAAATTCTTCCCTTGCTACTTTAAATATTTCTCCTAATGCTTCTTTCAATTCCATTATGCTTCTTCTGGCTCTTCAACTGGTTCATCTTCTTCTGGTTCATCTTCATCAGGTTCCATAGCAACATTTGAATCTCCACCTCCTGGAGATGGTGGTGATGGTGGTGTTGCTCCTCCTGTTGTTCCTCCTGTTGTTTCTTCTGCTTCTTCTTCAGGAGCTGCAAATGGAGTAACAGGTCTTTTTGTTAATAATCTATTTATGTCTTCTATAGCTTCACTTCTTTCATCCATATCTAACACATAATACTCTTTTGCTCCAATTTTTACCATTAAAGAAAAATCTTCATAATAAATACTAAAATATTGTCCGTTTAAAAGATTAACCTCATATGATGGTGGTATAGAATTAACTGCTTTTAAAGAGTCAACATAACGGATTAAAGGATCCATTTTAAGTTTATCTTTTAAAGTGTCAAGAATTTCTGGTGGAGCTTTATAGTCTCTTTCAGTAAGTCTTGTTAATTCTTCTAAGATTATGTTTTTAATATTTTTCATTATGATACATTTGTGTCCCAACCTTGACTACCGTTAGTTTTTAAATACACATGAGTACCAATAGAGCAACTTATGTATGTAAAATCTGCTTCTACACAAGTATTACCTGCGTTTGCGTGGTAATGTAAAGCAAAAGATAGATCTGGGATTGGAGTACCAGGATCTAGTTGATTTACTCCTTTGTTTTGCCATCCAAATGAAGCACTTGAAATAGTTTCAGCTGCTCCATTACTACATACTTTATATATTGATCCTGTAATAGCTGTTACTGTTGACGAACTAACAGGGATTACTATTTTTCTCCAATGATTTGCCATAGTTTTAGTTTTTATTAGTTATCAAATAATCCAGATGCTAATTGTTTATCATCATCTAACATATCTGCTTCTCCTGTTACTGGGTTATTTACAATTTGTTTAGCATCATTTTTGAATTCTTTTTCAGTCATTTCTAATTCAGTTTTTAACTTAGTAAGAGATTCATATTGGCCTCTTGCTTTTTTTACAAAAGTTTCTGGTACACTTACTCCTTTTGATGCATAATCTTGAACTATTTCTTCATCAGTTCTACCTTGATCAAACATTTCAAAAAATTGTTTTAAAGCACCTTCCATTAACATTTGTCTTTTTGCTAGTTTTCTGTGTTCGTTCATTTTTGATTTTAAATTAACATTTTTATTGTTATTTAAGTAATCAGATAATAATTTGTTTGTTTTCATAATTTTATTTTCTTGTTGTTGTTGTGAAGCTCCAGGTGCCCCAACTTTACCTCTTTGTTGTATTAATTGATCTACTTGTTTTTGGATTCCTTTAATTGCAGCACTTGATGCTTTTGCAGCTTGTGCTGATGCTTTTGATTTTTTTCTATTTAAATATTTAATTTTTATAGAGAATTTTTTTCTTTCTAAGTCTAATAATTCTTTTTGTTCAGCTCTTGCGTCAGGATCTGTTGGTGTTCCTCCACCTCCTCCTGATGGTGCTCCTCCTCCTCCACCTCCTCCTGCTGGTGGTGGAGGTGTTGCTCCTCCTGTTGGTGGGGGTGGAGCTTGTTCTTTTATAGGGGTTAAAATGTAATCACTATTTTTATGTTTTTCTACATTTTTCATTTTTTGTAATGTAGATTTTAAACTAAATCCTTTAGGTTGATCCATTTTATCTACAGCCTTTTTAAGTGGTGCTAAACCTGCTGCCCCTCCTTCTTTTTTAAGAATTTGAATGATTTTCTTTTCTATTTTATTTAAGTTTTCCTCTATTCCAGTTCCTCCTGTTCCAGGTTGTCTCGTATAAAAAGCTGATTGTGCTCCTGCTTCTGCGTCTCTTCCTTTTTTCATAGCATCTATCATTGCTTGAGCTGTGTCTAAATCTACAGGAATAGTTCCCTTGTCTGAATGTACATTAAAGAATCCTGAGTAGCTTGATCTTCCCATTGGAGGTAATTCAGGAAATACTTTTTTTAATTCATCATATGATCTTGTCATTCCAAAAGCATGAACAAAATGTATTTCTCCTTTATGTTTTGTAAATGTTATTTCTTGAGTAGATCTACTTCTATATTGAAGAGAACCTAAATCTGGAAAAATTACAATTCCTCGATCTGGATCATATTCATATGCATCTGTCATTCCAACTAACTTACCTTTAAGATATACTTCATCGTATGATGGTCCCCCTTCTATTGAATTTCCTTTTAATGCTCTTATTTCGTCTTCTAACTTTGTAATTTCATCTGCATACTGATCAGAAATTGGGCCTCCTTCTGGTTCAGCCTCTTGTTCCATTTCTCTATATAATTGGTCTAAACGAGCTTGTAAGTCTGCTAGTTCTTCTTTATTTTCCCATACTCCTGGAGCTCTATGAATAGATTGACCTTGAGAAGTTAAAGTAGCACTACCATAAGCGTCTGATTTAATCTCTTGTACTGATTCTTTTACTAATTTTATTATATCTTTTTTTTTCATTAAAAATCTGATGTTAATCCTCCTAATATAAATTTACCTGTTATTTTAAAAGGTACACTTGCTATTTTTTCATCTCTAATTACTACACCTTCATGATTTTCAACTGAACCCATTGGTGAATTTAATACTTTAAGTACTTCATCTCCTAATTTTTCAGTTGCTAGATAAGTGACAAAACCATCAATGGCTTTTTTCTTATCATTTTCATTAAACAAATCATCAATATTTTCTCCATTTAAGATTAATTGATAAACTTGTTTGGAAACAGCACCTACTTTTTTACTAGTACCATCCCTTGTTATAAATATAAACTCATCCTTAGGAATTGCACTAATTTCATCTAACCATTTACTTAATGGTTGAGTTTTTACTTCTTCAGTAAATTCTACAGAATAATTTTGAGAAAGTGCAGAATTAAAATTAGGTTTTTTACTCATTTCTGTAGGAACTGAACCATAAACTTCAAATCCTTGTTTTTTAGCTATTGGAGCTAAATTATCTAACATTGATTGTAAACTATCTTTACTATAAGATATTTCTGATGAAATTCTTTTAGTTAACATTTTTCTTTTACCTTGTACTTCTTTACTTTCTATCTTATTTAAACCATGAATTGCAATAAAATTTGACCCATAATCTTGTACATTAGTTTTACCACTAACATATTCCATATTGAATAAAATATTTGGATCTTCCCAAGCACCTAAAGCTTTAAGATCATTTTCTATTTGAGGTAATGCTGTATTAAACATATCTAATACTTCTCCTCCTATTTTTACCATTCCATGACCATCACCAAATCTACTTAATAAATCATCTTTTGTAATACCTTTAATGTCAAGTTCTTTTTTAGAACCTCTGTCCATTACAAATTGTTTTACACCATCTAAAGTAATTAAACGAATAGAAGAATTTACACCATCTATTTTTACAGCACCTGGATTTGTATTTAGAGAAGTTGCTGCTTTTTCAAATATATCTTTAAGATCTCTACCACTTGTTACGTTTGGTAAATCAAAAGGATGAGCCATATGTCCTGCTGCTCCTCCTTCTGTTAACATATTAAACCACCAATTTTTTGAAAAGATATTATTTTCATTTACTTTTTTATCGAATGATTTTTCTATTTCACAACTATCTTCTAAATTTGAGAAAAATTCATCCCAAAAATATTCTAAAGCTTCTAATCTTTCTCCTTCTAATTCTTGTTGTAATTCTACAAATTTTGCTTTAAAATTAGGTGTATTTAATTGTTTTAAAATATCAGCATGCATTGCAAAAAACTTAATTTCATGGTTTTCAAGTTCATTTAACATTTGAAAGTTTGTTCCTGGTTGTTCTAAATCAGGTTGTAATCTATAATCTGCTGTAAGTTCTTCTCCTTGTTTTACAGGTTGAATAGTTACTAAATATCTTGTATTATCTTTCATTATATTTTTACAATTAGGGGTATCTGAGTGATTATACATTTTTCCTAATTCATAAAAATTATATTGTCCTTGTCCTAAAATATCATGTAATTTATCTATTACTGTTCCTTCGGGATAATTTTCTTGGGCAAATGCTCCTTTTCCCTGAATTGTACTATTATCTAAATAATATTTATTTTCATACATTGTTCCTGCTCCTCCTTGCCCCGAAGCAGCATTATACATTCCTCCTCTTTTATATTTATAAGCTCTTGGTATATCATCTTTAGGACCATCAGGCATTCCTGCCTTCCATTCGCTACCTCTCATATAATCTAAAACTTTATCTTCTGGGTTATATAAATCTTCTGATATAGAAGAAACTAATTCCCATGCTTTATCTTTATTTGATTCAGATAAATGATCAGGAATATATTTTAAAAAATTTTCTTTGTCTCCTTTTTTAATAAAATTTCTCATTTCAGTACCTGATATACCTCCTGCTTGTGGTGGTACTTTTGTAACTTCATATTCTATTTCTTTTGGTTCAGCAAATTTACCTATATTATCATAACGTTTATCATCTGCGTCTTTTTCTCCAATTCCCAGATAAATTTTAGATTTTTCAGGAGCTTCATTTTCTATAAAATCATAAACGTCTTGTACTGGGGATGAAGAATTAGAAGCTAAAATAGATATTTTACTAGATGTTGAATCAGGGTCTGTAGATCTATAAAGATCCCATAATTTAAGGGCTACTTCACGATTAATACCATCTCTTATTCTTACTCCTACTTTGACTATAATAGTATCTGCATCTGTATTTGATATAAGCCATTTAGCCATATTATAGTGACCTGCATGAGGTGGCTTAAACCCACCAGGTAAGAGTGCTATCTTTTCCATCAACTACGTAGTTTTGTAATAAATATAAAGCTTTATGACAAGGCTAACCTTTTTTTCATTAAGGTAGAAGTTGTAAGTTCTGTTGCGTTATGAAGTAATTTTGTAAAATTTTTAAAACCAAGTTCAGATGGATCTTTATCACCCATTTCTATAAGATAGACTTTTTTTCCGTAAGACATAAATGTTTCTGCATGGTTAAAAGCGTCTTTTAAAGCGTCTTCATCTAATGCAAGATAAATTTTTTCTACATTACTTTTAATAATTTTTTTCATTAGTGTTGTAGATAATTTTTTACCAAATAAGGGAATTGCGTTACGTTTTATTGCCATTGCATCGAATGCACCTTCGCATAAAATTACGGGAAGATCCCAGTTTATATACATTTCAAACCCGATTATGTCCTTGGTACTGGAAGCCAACTTATGTTTAATATACGCGTTTTTATCGAACGAACGACCTACATAATAATTTAAAAAACCATCTTTATCATATGAGGGAATAACAACCATATTTCTTAATGGTCCTTGTTCACAATAATGTAAGTCGTATTTTACTACGTCTTGTTGAGTGACTCCTCTTTGGTTTAAATAATGTAAAGCATGTTTTGATAAAACTGCAGAGCTAGACATAATTGGTGTGACTTCTTTAGGTAGCGTTAAAGTGTTAGCGTCAACTTTTTGTTTGACTTTTGATTTGAAATTATATTGTTGATCTATTTCTTTTAAAGCACTATATGCTGCACCTGGAGCGTTGGCTTTTTTAAGTAATTGAAAAGCTCTATGACCTTTATAACCACAAACCCAACACTGAAATTTTTGAGATAGTAAGTTAAATGTTAGTTTATTCTTATGGTGGTTACAAGAAGGACATTTAAAAACAGCTTCGTCTCCTCCACGAGCAGACTTACTTCTACCTAAAACTGATTCTAATAATTTTTTTAATAAATCTTCTTTCATCTAAAATCCCTATCATAAAACTTACCTAATATATTATCATTAAGATATTTAGGTGTTTCTAAAACTTCTAATATAAATTGATATTTACATTCTAAATATGTAAGTTCTTTTTTATTAT